TTCTACGATCTTGACATATAGAGACTCATACTTTTCCTTGATCGTATCGCCAAGGGCTGTACCAAAGTCCCAAGCACCTACCGTACCAGCATTTAGGAGAAGGTCCGTCAATACTTCACGGTCGATTTCAAGGTTGATTTCCTGTGCCAAAACTGCCGTTAGTTCGGCTTCTGCGTCCAAGTTGTGCTGGGAGCGCAAATCCTGCTGAGCTTCGTAGCTCCAGACTGCCTTCAACTTACGAGTCTTAGCCGCAATTTCTTCGGATTCGACAACTAGGTTGATTTCTGGCAAGTCCTGGTTGCATTCCATGTTGTACTCATAGCTTAGGACCAAGTTGTTTGGACCTGCGGCTACGTTCCATGTTGCAACCAATTCACCTGTGACCAAGTTCAAGGTCGCGGCAACGATGAACGCTGCTGGTGCGCCGATTGGAGTGAAGGTGAATACGCCTGCGCTGCTGACGGTGAAGGTCTGGACGGCGGTTGCGCCATCAAATACCGTACCTGTCATTGTGCCAGCGAGGATTGGGGTATGCTCTAGAGGAGCATACGCTGCTACTACAACTGCACCTGGATCAGTGTTGGTCGATTCGTTCTGAACGAACTGGCTGCTATAGAAAATATCTAGGTTAGCAGTACCGTCAGCCAACTGCTGTAGGGAGTTAATATCGTCTGCTGGGAACCCACTGTTATTATCAGCACCACGGCGAGCGCCCTTGTTGCTGCTATAACGGAAGCGCAGGTAATATACCAAACCAGTTGGGCCAAGTAACGGCTGAACCGATACGATCTTGTTGGCGATCAACTGAGGATAAATTCTACGAATCAATGGGATCGAAATACGCTTGAACTGAGCGATATCGCCAGTGTCAGTTGCGATTTCATTAAACAATCTCTGATTTTCTAGAAGAACTGCGGCGCAAGAGCGCTCATATCGGTTGTCGATACCTTCCAGCAAACCAGTCTGGCCCCACTTGCCTTCAAGTTCACGGGCTTCATTTAAAAACTTTGCGTTTGCGTTCATTAAACTATATTCCTTTTATAACTTCAATTAGTTATATTTACTTTTGCTTATTTTGCCCTGCTAGAGTCTTCCATGTGTCCAGCGATACACCTGCTGGCAATAGACTCTCAACCAAAGCTGCATTGGTATCATTGTCGCCAGATGCAGTTGCCTGGTTATGTTCCGCAATAACCTTTGTTTCCTGCTCGGTTACGACTGTGCCTCGCCCCGATACGCCCTTCGCCTTTTCAACTCTTTCTTTCTTTTCAACTCTACGAGATTCAGTTACAACACTAGATGCTGCACGGACAGTTTCAGTCATCTTCTCGTTCTCACGCGCCAGGCGGATGTTACGAGCTTCCATAACCTTAATCTGACCCTTCATCTCTTCAAGCTGCTTGTATGCTTCTTCAAGCTTGCTGCTGGTTGCCAAAGCAACTTCTTCACCACTTAGGTAATTTGCAGCGATTTCTGCGATCTTGTCCAAAGCAACCTTGTGTTCGGCATAACGTGGGTCGTTGACCAAATCGCGTCGTGCCTGCTCGTAAATCTCTGCGCCCTTGTCGTGCAAGAACTGATCGAGCATGTCCAAAAACTGTTCCTTGAGATCGAGATACTTCTTCTCGTATTCTTCGTAGAGATCGACTTCGAGTGTGCTATTCTTCGCACGTTCCGAAAGCAACATCTGATATGCTTCTTCGTAACCTTCTTCCAAGGTCTTCTCGAATTCTTCTCGCTGAACTTCTAGTCTGTTACGAAGGTCAGTAATGATCGCATATGCTTCTTCGTAACCCTGCACAGCAGTCTTCTCTGCGGTCTGTAGTTCGGCTGATAGTTCGTTGTAAGCATTTTCTAGCTGTTTGTTAAATTCAGCTTCCTTCTGCCTTGCAACTTCCTCTACAGCTTCCTTCATCATCGCATCAACGATGGCTGTTACTTCTTTGATTGAGTCATCAGGTAGCAAACTCTTTAGTGCTTCAACTAAATTTTTCATTACTTCGCCCTCGCTAAATATTTATTTGTTGATTCCTTTATAATTCCACTTAAAGCGGCAATTACAATTTCTTTCTTAGTAGTATGTATGCGGGAGCTATTATTTTTCTCAGAACTATTATCAACATTTTGAGGAATATAATTTTCTCGCTTACCACTTACTACTCGCTCTTGAAATGCCGCAGGTGTCGATGGATCAGCAACGGCATCAAACGTAATCAATTTATAGCCTTCGCTAATAACTAGAATACCGTTCTCATTTACCTTACCGTTACCTACACCACGACTGCTCATGCCAATTCTAATTCCACTTTCTAGCAACGCACGCAATTGTCGGCCCATTGCTGTCGGTAGTATTTCGCCCTCACCCATTAATACATTGCCTTCCCACCATAACTTCGTAATAACGTGGGATGCATCTTTAAAATGAATGATGCTGTCCGTAGGATGGTCCAATTCACCTAAAAGCCCACGGGCCTTTACTATTTCTTGTAACTTCTGTACGTTCTCGTCTAATACCGCGAACGGATACATTCGTTTATTCTTATTAACACATTCTGCTTCCTGAAGCTTGCCACGGAATTTCAGCAGACCCTTTTCCATATTAGATTCTTTAAGGTCAATCTGAAATCCGTAGCAATCAAATTCGTTAAGCAGCATTGCAGCTTCAATCATTTAGCTCCTTATTAAACTAAGTCGTCCTGGCCCTTATCGACTACTAGGTTATCAGACTTCATCTTATAACCCTTGCCGCCTACGCCACCTGCTTCCTTTGGAACGTATGGGTTCTGCAACTCTGGCCAAGTGTCATTCGATGTATAACGGCTCCAGTCATCGGTGCCATCTACATCTGCGCCCTTCTCGCCCTTCATTGTCCATACGCCTGCCTTTGGAACATATGGGTTGTCCAATGATGGCCATGTGTCATCATTAGCCCAATTACCCCATGCGTCCTTACGCATTTCGTCAGCTAAGCCACCCTTATAGGATTTGCCGTCGCTAACAGGAGCTACATCACCCCAATCACCTGAGAAGTCTGCACTTGGCTGATATGGCTTCTGTGCGTTCTTCGCCATCTGTGGGTGATCGCCACTTACAGTCATGTGAGGCTTGTTGGATACATTCCAATCACTGCCTTCTAGATTCGTTTCGACCAAGTTCATTAGCCATGCCGCTACATCACCTGCCAACTCAAGAGTTGGTTCTGCGGTCTGGTCTACAACCTGCTTTAATTCCTTGAGGAAACTCGATGCTTCACCCATTAGGAACTCATTGCCTTCTTCATGGCCAAGCTTATAAACTTCAACCAATGCGTTATATAGGTCAACGAATACCTGCATTTCTAGCTGGGTGTTTTGGTCAAGGAACTTGTAGAATCGCTCAACAATGTTCTGGAAATCTAGATAAGAGTCATCTGTCGCCTCTACCTTCATACCAGATAGCTTGACAATTCTCTGTACTCGCTCACTGTAAGCTTCAACTGCGGTTCGCAAAATACCTTCTGCCATGAACGCACAGGTCTGATCGTCATAAGACTTCTCGCCTACAGTTTCCAAAGCCGTTGCAATTGAACCAGCCAATTCGTTCTGAGTTAGATAAATTACGTTTGGCCAACGAACTACAATAGCCTCTAAAACTTCTTGTAACTTCTTATTATCAGACAATGCATTGCACTTGCGTAGATCGACCATCGCTTTGCAGAAATTAACATCTTCTGCTAAGTTCTTCATCTTTGCGCGAAGTACCATGCAATCTGTATTCAATGTCTTCCAATTGAAAGAAATGATCTTGCCTTCGTTGCGAGCATGTGCATTAGGAATACGAATGGCAACTACATTACCATTGTCGTCTCGCTTAACTTCGGAACTCTTAGCAACAGGACCAAATTCCTGATAATCAATGTAATTAAAAACATTTTCAGAAATGTTATACCATTCCTTCATCTTCTTCTTAGTCTGTGGCTTGAAACGGAAGTGAACATGAGTGCCAGGCCCGCCCCTCTTCTTCAAGGCGTCCGCCTCACGCTTTTTCTGTGCTTTAATAGCTGGGCTAACCAACTTCTGACTGCGCTTCTTAGCTTCTGCACGCTTCTGTGCTAACCAAGGTGGCTGAGGCTTGCCCTTCTTCTTTGGCTTGTTAGGTGCCTCTACCCATGCACCAGTGCCTTCCGACAGATCACGACGAACAAATGGAAGTGCAATGTATTCTTTAAATAATACAGTTGCGCCTGCGTTGTTATCTTTCAAACATTCATCAAACATCTTGCGAAGGATTTCGCGGCCCTTTTCTCGCGCTGAACTGTTATCAATTACCAACTGCTCAATGTTCTCGAAAGTAACATTATTGCCGTCAATGCGATATGCAGCGTGAATATAAGATTTGTCTAAAGTCTCATATGTTGCTGTGGATTCATCAAAGCAGTGAAGAGACAACTGCTCCTCGCCCAAAGCTTTTGCCAATACCTCTTCAGCTTCAATTAATTCTGTTTCGGACTTACTGAGTGATTCCTCGTTGATCTTTTGGAAAACATCATAATTGATTAGTTTTCTTTTCATATCTATCTCCTAATAAGGATATATACCCTGTGCTACTTCCGTTATATAGTGCTGGATGTTAAATTTTCACAACACTATTAATGCTACCTAAGATAGATATGCAAAAAGGCTTAAAAACCGATGGACAAAATTAAAAGATTTTGGGA